CGTCTTGGGTGCAGTTGAAAGAGCTGTTGTCGTTCCATGAGGAGAACGCAGTCAAGCAGGCTGGGGCGTTGTGGTCACCGGTTGAGTATGACTTGGGTACTACTAGAGGCAACCGTAATGTCAGGTTTGTTGAGGCGTTGGTTGTGGACATGGACGGTGAAGCGTTTGACCATGCACGTCTTGACGGGTTGGAATGGTTCGCCTATTCCACCTATTCGCATCGTTTGGATGACCCTCACTATCACCTGGTTTTGCCGTTAGCGGAGAAGGTGCCTGCTTCGTTGTGGCGTGTGGTGTGGGTTGAGTTACATGACCGTATTGGTTTGGTTGGTGACCCTCAGACTAAAGACCCTGCACGTATTTTCTATCTCCCTCAACACGCACCAGATCAGCCGTTTGAGTTCCATGAGGGTCATGGCGAGTTGCTTGATTCATCGTTGAGGTTGGATGTTGAACCTGTCATCAATCCTGTGTCGCCTCGCTCGAAGCAGGTGCGTCAACCTCGTCAGCGTCGTGCTGGTGCAGAGGTGTTGTCTGAGGCTTGGTGGAATGAGCCTGTAGATATTTCTCGTTGGGATGGTCTGTCGGGGAAGGCTTTGTATTCTGCGATGTTGGATGAGTTCAACGCTTTACTGAATGGGTTGTCTGTTATTGAGTAGAATCGTCGCATGGCTGGTGAGCGGACATTCGTTGTTAAGTTTATTTCTGATACCGCTGCAGCCAAAGCAGGGCTGAAACTTCTATCTGGTGACATCAAGGGTTTTGGCAGTCAGGTTTCTAAGACCTCACCTTTGTTTGGTGCTTTGGCTGTTGGGGCTACCGCAGCGTTTGGTGCTATCGCTGTTGGGTTGACTAAATCGGTTAAGGCTGCGATGGAAGATCAGGCTTCGCAGGCAGAGTTGCAGCGTCAGCTGGAGAAAACCTTTGGAGCCAATGAGGCGTTGACTCGTTCTGCTGAGCGGTATGTGTCGGTGACACAGCTTCGAACCGGAACGTCGGATACTGAGCTTCGTGCGTCGCTGGGTTTGTTAGTTCGAGCAACAGGTGACCTCACTCAATCGCAATCGTTGTTAAATACTGCGCAAGATATTTCGGCTGCAACAGGCAAAGACCTGAGCAGCGTGACCACCGCCTTAGCCCGTGCCAGCCAGGGACAGTTCACAGCATTATCAAAACTCGGCATCCCGCTTGATGAGAACATCAAGAAGTCTAAGGACTTTGAAAAGGTTGTTGGCCTGTTGAATGACCAGTTCGGAGGTGCTGCGGAAACCGCTGCGAATACGTTCGGTGGACAGTTAAAGATTTTGCAAGGTCAGTTCGGTGAGATTTTAGAAACTATTGGTGCAGCCCTTCTGCCATATCTACAAAAGTTTTCTGACTTCTTAGTTAAGAACGTGGCACCAGCAATTCAACGTGTCACCTCAGTCATCGGTGAAAAAGGTTTGGTCGCTGGTTTCCAACAACTCTTATTCGAATCAGGTAAAGCCGGAGCAGGCGTGGCAGCAGTATTTAAGGGAGTTGCTGTTGCAGCAGCAACCGCTATCAACGTAATAGCGAAGGCCTATTACATCACTAGTGCAAACTTCAAACTTCTCAGTCGTGACTTCGTAGGTGCAGCAAAAGATTTCTATAGTGCAACTAAGGACTACATCAATGTTGATGAGGTGGGAAAGAAGTTTGATGCCATTGCTGTTCCTATCAATAACTACAAGCGAAGTATTCGTGACACGATTAATGAGCAATCTGGTTTCAAGGGTTCGGCTACCGATGTGACCGACGCTTTGGATGGTGGTGGCAAGTCTGTTTCTAAGACTTTGAAGACTGCTACTGACAAGTTGAAGGAATATAGCAATAGTTTGAAGTCAACTACATCGGCACAGAAGTCGTTGACGGATGCGCAGAAGGCTACGGCTAGTGCTACGAGGTCGAAGGCTGATGCGGATATGGATGTGGCTAAAGCGCAGGCAAGGTTGAATCAGATATCACAAGGCTTTGGTGCTGGTTCGCCGGAGGCTTTGGCTGCACAGAAGGAGTTGGAGAAGGCTCAGCGTGGTCAGGAGCGTGCGACGTTTGCTGTTGAGGAGGCGATCTATTCGGTTGCTGATGCTGAGAAGAATTTGGCTGCGGTTCGTAAAGACCCTGAGTCTTCTCCGATAGATATTCGTCGAGCAGAGTTGTCTTTGGCTGAAGCCAAGTTGGCGGTGTCTGATGCTATTGATTCTCAGATTGAATCTACGAAGTCTTTGAATGACCAGCAGACGTTGTTGAATGAAACTGTGTTTGGTGCAACGATTGGTTCGATTGTTTATGATGAGGCTTTGCAGGCGGTGAATGATGCGAAGGAACGACAGTTTGCTGCTGCTGAGGCGTTGGCTGAGGCGATTGATAGGGAACGTGAAGCACAAGAAAAATTGAATGAAACAATTAAGGCCACTATCGAGTTGATGGCTAAGTATCCGAAGGTGTTGGGTGGTATGCCTAATCCGATGAGTGGGGTGGCAGGGCAGGTGCCGGTGACGGCTGGGGGTGGGTTCTCGTTGAGGCCGAATGACACGTATCAGATCAATATCAATGCTGCGATTGCTGAGGACGGTTTGCCTAAGAAGGTGGTTGAGGCGTTGCAACAGTACAACCGTTCTGTTGGCAAGATTCCTGTGAAGACTAACTAGGGGTTGGGGATGTCTGTTGTTATCCCGAACTGTGGCACCTATAAGGTCGAGATGGATTATGGTGCATCAACTAATGCGTTCCGTTTGGATGATGCCCTTGCTGGTGTTCTAGACCAAAGTGTGTATGTGTTGGAAGGTACTACTGACTGGCAAGATGTGACTGCTTATGTGAAGCAGGTGTCTATCAATCGTGGTAGGCAGAACAGGTTCCGTGACCCTACGGGTCAGCCTTCGACTGCGGTGTTGCAGATTGAGGATTTGGATTATCGATTCAGCCTGGTGAATGAGGGTTCGCCTTATTGGAATACCGCTAAGGGTCGTTTGGGGTTTGAGTTGAACTCTGGTGTGCGGATCAGTCGCAACGACACCTACCTATTCACCGGCATCATCACCCAATACGACCAGCGCATTGAGAACCCAAGCAGGTCACTTGTGACTGTGAACTGTTCCGATGAGCTGTTCAGGTTGAACAACACCAAGATTCCTGCTGGATCAGTAGTGCCAGAACGATCTGACGTGCGCATTGACAAAGCCCTAACTTCGGTGAATGCGTTTGGCAAACCAGGTCAACGGGTACTGGAACAAGGTGTAGCGAACTTAGGTAACGCCCCGATTGACTCTTCGTCATCAGTCCTGGAATATCTGATGCGTGTTCACACATCTGAACAAGGTCGTATCTGGGTGGACGGTTCAGGCAATTTCCATTTCGATAAACGACTTATCGGAAAACTACAGTCAATCAATGGTTACCTATCTGATACAGGTGGCACCGCAATCCCATACACCACGTTCGACATTGTGAGCAACTGATATGTCTGACTTTGTTGTAACAATTAACGAAGCAGAACTCGCAGCAATCCTTGCTGACTTTTACGCTGCATCAAACGACCAACGACCTAACGACTTCACCCCAACGAACCCATCCGTAATCAACACGGTCAACGTCGCTATTGCTCCACCAATCCCAACAGCAGGCAACCTGCAACCAACCATCGATTTTGCAACAGCAATCGCAGCAGAATCGGTAGCGGACTTCGGTACACAAGAAACACCTCTAGTCGTTACCTTGCTGGAAACTTTGGATGACGCTGGTGAGCTTGCTGGATATCTCATTCAGCCGGTACCAAGGTTCTGGTTCGGCAACATCCAAATCATCATGAACGGCCTAACCGATACACAACGAACCACCATCGGCTCACTCGACATTGGGTCACAAGTATCGGTCACCAAATCGTTCCCGAACTCAACCCCATCAACAGTCACGCAAGTCATGGCACTCGAAGGAATCAGCCATGACATCACCCCAGACCGTCACATCGTCACCCTCTACCCCAACCCTTCACGCATCTACACCAACTTCATCCTTGACACCGATGAACTTGATGATGATACGAAGGCTTTAGCGTAAACTAATCATCGGCTAACATAGGAGCATTATGGCAGTACGTCCAACATTCACCCCTGGTGACACCCTCACCGCAGCATCAATGTCAGCGTTGTCAAACAGCCTCATAACTGTTAACGCCCAAACTGGTACGGCCTACACACCTGGCACCGCCCAAGTCGGGCAGTTAACGACATTGAATAATCCAGCAGCACAAACCATCACCATCCCAGCGAACGCAACAACAGCGTTTGCTATCGGTGACCAGTTGAACTTCATGTTGCTTGGTACCGGCACCGCAACTTTTGCTGCGGGTGGTACAGCTGTGATTCGATCTGCTGGTGGAAAACTTAAACTCACAACTCAATACGCTGTTTGTACCGTACTCAAGTGGGACACTGACGCTTGGGTGATGGTCGGCAACGTAGCTTCGTAACGCCATGCAAATCTTTGCTGGAGTGGGTGCAGGAGGTGGGAAACCATCTGAGGTTGAATATCTAGTTGTTGCTGGTGGTGCTGGCGGTGGTCGAGATATCGGTGGTGGTGGCGGTGCTGGTGGTTACCGTACTAGCAACTCATTTTCAATAGGCGCTTCTTTTACAGTTACGGTTGGTGGTGGTGGTGCTGCCGCAACTGGTTCAACTGTTCGTGGTTCTAACGGTAATGACAGCGTTTTAAGCACTATTACAAGCACGGCAGGTGGCGGTGGTGGTAGCCGAACCGGTTCTGGAGTTGGTTCGGGAAATAATGGTGGTTCTGGTGGTGGTGCAGGTTTTGATTCTGCATCAGGTGGTACGGGCAACACGCCTTCAACGAGTCCTTCGCAGGGAAATAATGGTGGTTCAACTAGCGCAACTAGTCCTGCGTCTGGTGGTGGTGGCGCATCAGGTGCTGGTGGTGCTGGAACAGGTGGATCGGGTGCTACACCAGGAGCAGGTGGAACAGGTTCAACTAATACGATAACTGGTTCATCTGTTGGTTATGCAGGTGGTGGAGGTGGAGGAGCATACCTTTCTGGTTCTCCATCAACCGCAACTCAAGGTGGTGGTGCAGGTGGTGCAACATCGAGTGCAGGGTCAAATGGCACAGCAAATACTGGTGGAGGTGGTGGTGGTGCAGGAGCGTCAGGTTCAGCTGCAGCAGGAAACGGTGGATCAGGAATAGTTATCATTGCATACCCTGATTCTTTTGACCCTTTAACAACTATTGGTGGAGGACTCACATACTCAGTTAGTACTGTGATTCGTTCTGGGTATCGTGTTTATCAATTCACAGTAGGTACGGGAACGGTAACCGTCTGATGGCTCATTACGCATTTCTAAACGATGACAACATCGTCACCGAAGTTATTACAGGTAAAGATGAATCAGAATTGATTGATGGTTTAACGCCTGAAGAATGGTATGGGAATTATCGAGGTCAGCGTTGTGTTCGTACTTCATACAACAACAACATTCGTAAACAGTATGCAGGTGTTGGTTATTCGTACAATGAAACTGCTGATGTTTTTGTTACTCCACAACCATATCCATCTTGGTCGCTTGATGAGAACTATGATTGGCAAGCACCGATTGATTACCCTGCGGATGGGAAACATTATTCGTGGGACGAAACAAATCAAGTTTGGGTCGAGCTTCCCGCTTCCTAGTTTTCATCCCAGCGTTAGTAGGTTTTCTTTTCACTTCATCGTCGGCTGAGGCTGACGGGTTGGGTGTTTGGGAGTTCTCAAAGTCTTGTCTTGCTGAGCAGGGTGGGTCGGTTGAGCAGGTTGAGGGTGGGTTCAGGCTCATCGGTGCTGATGGTGGTACGTGTGCTGGTCAGTCTCATTGGGTGCGGATGCAGGCCACCATCCCAGAGGACACTAACGAACTCGGTTTCCAATGGTCGTATCAGACGAACGATGGGGCTTGGTATGACCCGCCACAAATCATTCTCAACGGGGTTATCACACAGCTGACCAATCAGAACAACGCCACCGGATCAGGGTTGATACAGGTTGAGGTAGGTGACACCTTTGCGTTCCAGCAGTACTCGACTGATTCATGCTGCCAACCTGGACGGCTCACGATTACGGGGTTGACATTAGGCTTGGGTGAATGGGTATCTACAACCTCATCCACAACTACGACGACGACCTCTACTACTACTGTCCCGCTAGTGACTGTCCCTGTCACCAACCCGACTACTACGACTCTTCAAACAGTCGTCCCATCAACCACAACGGAACCACCACAAACAACAACAACAGTCCAAGAAACAGTTTCAACGGATACCTCAACTAGCTCGACGACTACAAGTACTTCAACGACTGTAGCCCCAACAACAACAACGACGGTTTATGTTCCACCGGTGACAACCTCTACCGTTCCTGAAACAACGACAACCACCACAACGGAACCAGAACCAGCCCCCACCACAACCCTCCCGCCTCCGTTAGAAACAACCACAACAACTTCAACGAATCCACCAACAACGACATCAACTGTCCCTCCTGTGACCACAACTCAACCTGATGTGACCACAACGCTACAAGCCTCCACAGATGAGCCTGAACCCCTCACCCAAACAGAACTACTAAACACCCTAGAAGCCCTCTCAGAAGCCTCCACAGAGGCCATAGAAGCCATCGTGGATTCAGTCCTCAGCAAAGACCTAGACACCAGCCAAGCCACCCTGCTCATCACCAGCCCAGCCGTATTAGAAAACATCACCACCGCCCAAGCCGAACAGCTCTTCAACGAAATCGCCCCAACCGAACTCAGCCCAGACGAAGCCGAAGCGGTAGTTGAAGCTGTACAGGAAGCACCCTCATCAGTACGCAAAGCATTCGAGTCGGTGTTGAACATCTTCCAAGGTTTCGCTGACAACTATGTTCCACTCAACTCGACTGTGCCTGTTAGCACTCGTCGTGCGCTGATTGCCTTGGGTGCTGTATTCTTGACGGTAGCCCCTGCACCAGCAAGAAGGATTCGGTGATGAAGTTTTGGGGTGAGTTCCATGCGTTGATATGGACAATCGCAGCATCAGTCACCACGATCCTCACGTTGTCTGGCACGTTGCAACGGATCGTGATCTGGCTTACTTTGGCAGCTCTCGTTCTGCACTTCATCGGCGCATTTACCAATAAGGACAACACCTAATGGAAACCCTCAAGACCCTCATCCTTCGTATCGTTGCAGTATTCGGCTCATCAGCTTTGGCTGCTGTTGCCGGTGGTGCAGTCCTCGACGTGGAACTTTGGAAAGCAGCAGCGATTGCTGGAATCGTTGCAGCAGCCAAAGTCACCGAATCCTTGCTCCGTGCATGGTCATCCGATGGTGTTCTCACCAAAGACGAAATCGCTGAAGCGTTCGGCAAGGCTAAGTAATGGCATCAGCCAAGAAGAAGGTCTCTGACCTTCCGATCATTCCTGTTGTTCTTTGCTCATGTTTGAAGAACGCTGTTCCTGGCAAGTTGCCAGCGAAACTGCTTCGAGAGATTGAAGGTAAGGGCAAGTTGCATCATTGTGCAGCCGATGCGTATGAGGCGATGGATGCTGCTGCGAACGCTGAAGGCATTGACTTGTCTCCCAGTAGCCGAGCCGACACATATCGCAGTCTTGAAACACAGGAGTACGGGTTCTACCAAAGGCACACCACCGAACTTATTGCTGGTGTCAAGCCGAAGGTCTACAAAGGTCAAGCCTGGTATCTCAAGAAGGGCATGGCTCCCTTGGCGACACCTGGCTTATCGAAGCATAACCTCGGCATCGCCGTTGATATTGCTAATGCCAACGGCAAACGGCTTGAGTGGTTGAAGAAGAACGCTGTGTCGTTTGGGTTTTCGTGGGAGGTTGTCCCGCAGGAGCCTTGGCATCTTCGTTATGTTGTTGGCGATAAGACACCTGAGCGGGTGAAGGCTTGGTTGGCTGAGAAGGCGCAGGCGTGACGTGGAGGTTGTTCTCGCAGCGTTGGTCACCGCAGTTGGTGGAGTCATTACTACGATTCTGTTGAAGGTACGGAAAGAAAACACG